CCCATTGACCAGCTTATCCAGGCGCTCGGCGTTATCGAGCAACACAGCGGGAGACGTGCTCCCCAGCTCCGGGTTAAAGGCCATGTTTTTTGCTCCAAAAAGAGGCTTCGCCCAAACGAGGGTTTGAGCGAAAGAAAAGTTGAAAGGGATTTTTTTGGTATTAAGCAGCGTCGCCGGGGTATGTGGCGTCGTCGTACTGGTAGAACGATTCGAGGTATTCTTTAGCGGTGACCTGACAGGTGCCGTCAGACTGCGGGGCGATCTCCTCTACAATGGCGTCGTAGACGTGGCGCGTTGAGCCGCAGAACACCAGGCGGATCGGCTCGATGGTTGCCGACGACAGGTCAACCTTCGTCGGGTCATCAAACTCGCTCAGGTGCGGGACTGACAGCTGAAAATCACCCACCCTGCTCGCCACCATCAGCCCGGATGCAGAGCCATCCTGATAGCGGATCAGCGCTCGGGGGTTTTCGAAAGACCAGTCCAGCGGCTCCGTAACGGTGAACGTTGTCACGCCACCAGCCGTTGTCATCGCCTCCACCAGACAGGAAATCGTGTTGTTACCCGGAATATCATCCGTGAGCACAATGCGATCGCCAGTGTTGTAGCACAGCGCGTCCAGCTCGGTAGTGGTCTGGAACGTCACCCGCTGCAGCAGGTATTTCATCAGGCGACGCATGCCGATCTGATAGGCGTGGTCCTGAGTAAGTACCCCGTCAAGTTTGTAGTTCTCGATTTTCACCGGCGTGGGATTGTCCGGCGTCCGGCATTTAACGGTCTCCTCTGCCCAGGTAGTCCCGTTGATGTACGTCACGTCGACACCATCAAAATCATCATCTGAGGGCACGGTAAATCCGCTCTGCAGCTCCTCCACCATCTCATGCGGAGTGATCACACCGGTCCATGGCTTAATCCCCTCGCGGTTGACCGTCGCCAGGCCATCACTCAGCAGAAAACGTGACTTCCCGGCATTGGCTATCTTCTGCAGCATTTCCAGCGCCGAGATACTGTCGCCCGTGGCGAAATCGAAATTTTCGCCCCGTGGCGTCCAGTACGCGGATTCCAGCGCGTTGATGGTGTCGACATCCATTTCCAGCCCAAGAGAGTTCGCGACATGCAGCAGCGCTCCCGAAATGGTTCTGGCCGTTCCTGAGTCGTAGGCCCGCGTGGCCACAACGTTTACGCGGCGGTCCGACTGCGCCGCCAGCTTCCCGCCCGTCTCAACGGTCACCGCCATCAGCGACACGCCGGGATAGGATGAAGGGCGCGTCAGCAGTCGCCCGCGCAGTGCCTGCCAGTACATACTGTCTCGCGCGTTGTTTGAGCCCTGCTCATTGCGCCGACGGCAGCGAACCTCTACCAGCCCCGGAGAGCTGAGGGTGATCCGCTCAGTGAAACCTAACCCGTTGACGTTTTTCAGCGCATACTCGCCCTGGTGACTCACCCACCCCGATCCGGAACCGTAGACGCGATACTGTATCTCCCACTCCACGTGGCGGATCCGTTTTTTGCCCTTACTGTCAAAGCCACAGATGCCGTTCGGGAAGGAGAAATTCACCTCGAATGCATCCACCACTTCATTCTCAGGGCAAACCAGGAACGGCCCCAGCCAGCTCAGCGTGTCGTTAAGACCAGTGGCCTCATAGTCGATCATCGTCCTGGCGGTGAATCCCGGCCATGACTCATCAACGGCACCGGAAACCAGGCGCGCCACCGTCGCCGTCGTGCCGTCAGCTGACACAATCCGGTACTCATTCCCGCGGTGAGCAAGTGAAAGCCGTTGCACCCCCTCCGGCATGCCGGAAAAGGCCGTTCCCGTGGCAGAGTTATAGGCGAGTGTCACATTCGCCGTTACCGCCGGGCTGCCGCCGGTTGATGCCGTGCCGGAGGTGTAAACCGGGGCATCACCGAAAACAGCTGCAGGCAGTGAAGAGGACGTGATCGCCCCACCCGCGAACGGACTGGCCGACTCGGTTATCAGTACAGTTCCGCCGTTGTCCTGCGCAACCAGGCCGGAGCCAGTGAGTCCCTCGGTGATGGCCGCCAGCAGTCCCGACATCGAGACGTAGTTAGCAACCAGCGACACCGGGTAGGTAACCCCCTTCCAGGTGATCGTGAACGTGCTGGAGCTGGTCGAAAAATCGTAGGTGGTCGGGGCCGCACTGGCCTGGACTTTTGCCGCACTCCCCCCGGTGCCGGGCACTGCAGCCTGACCGGGGGTATATGACGCGATAAACAGATCGTAATCGACAGAGTTAAACCCCAGCGTCACCGGCATACCTACTACCGGCGCGATCTCCGTCAGCAGCGGGCTTGCGATAACGCTGTATCCAGCCGCCGTGGTGATCTGGTAGTTCGCCGGGGCTTTAAGTTCGACCACGGCGCCAGCGACCCAGCTGGGCGGCAGTGCGTTATCGTTCTCGTCATTATCGTCATCATCATCCGTATCCAGCCCCGTAAACGTCACGCTCGATCCGGAGACGGTCATGCTGTCTGCGATAATGTCGTCTGCGTCCGGCGACGTCTGGGCCATATCCAGCCCGGTGCCGGATGACGTCCCGCCAACTTCGGTGGAGTTGACCCAGTTTTCGCTGCGCTCATCACCGGAAACGTCCGCGCCTGGCGGGTAATGGGTGCTGCTGAATCCCGGTAGCGTTGAAGCTGGCGTACTGCCAACCCTGATATCGCCATTGGTATAAATCAGATCACCGACACCGAGACACAGCAGCATCTGGACGCGCATTTTCGTAGGATCGGCGGCATCAAACCGGGTAACCGGCTGCACCACATAATCAGGGTAGATACGCACCCGGCCAAATACCTCACGAATGGCATCACCGAGTTTTGCGGTATTCGCCTTTGCCGGGTTCAGGTCGAGACTCCGCCCTGTGGATGAGGTATAGCCGCCCGTATCGATGTTGCTCATCATAAAGTACGAATAGGCTGCAGCGGCAACGGAGATACCGACGCCGATCCACGCGATTGTGGCGGCCTCCAGCCCGAAGGGAACCGGATAAAGCCTGACATCACTATCAGGGCGAATCACACACTTAGCCCACTCGCCTGGCGGAATTAATAGCCCCTCAACCTCAACGGTCAGCGGTGGGACATCCCGATCCTCGTAGCCTTCAACATTTGCCACCAGCCACTTGCGAATACTGGTTACACCATGCTCATGCGTTTCGAGTGGTTCACCGGGAAGCCGGGACGGGTAAAAACGAATGGTCATTGCCAGAACTCCACTTTGACAAATCGCCGCTTAAACCGCGGCAACGGCAGAAAGGTGACGTTCGTTCCCGGATTGCATTCCGCCACATGCAGCAGACCATCGATACTGACCACGATCCCTACGTGGGTGACAGTCGACCCGGAATAACAGGCCACCCCGGCCCCTTCGCAGGGTTCGCAGCGCTCAAGGGTAAGCATCATCCGGCGCGCTTCCCGGTCGAGGCCGCCGTCGTCTTTGGTGACCCCTGCAAAATCGGGCCAGACGGGTAAATTCAGGTCGCGGCGTATCTCGTTCACAATGCCGAAGCAGTCGAGCTGCGGGTATACGCGCCCGCCCTTCAGCCAGGTGACTGAACGGTATTTATCAGGGTTAAACATTGGGATTCCTTAGCTGATATAACGCAGTCCGGGGAATACAGGTAGCGTGTAGCGGTAACGTGGCCAGGCTGTATCAAGGATATTCATATAACCCGCGGTAATCTGCGCCTCTGTCGCCGTCCAGTAACCAGACTTGATTTTCAGCGTATACGGCACTTCCGCAGGGGCCGCTAAATCCGTGGAGATATAACGCCGGTACGTCAGCAATGCAGACAGACGGTTAGCCAGCGCATAGCGGATCGCCGTGGACACAACACCATCGATATTGCACAGGGCAAATTTGAGGTCCTGCGTGCCGTCCGCATTGCGCGCCGGCAGAGCAATGTCTATCGCACAGGCGGTAAACGTTACGGTATCGCCGTTCTCCGTCGTTGCCGTAATACCCTCGTAGCCCTGGCACAGATAATGGACGTCAGAACCAATGGTGATCTGCAGCGTCTCAATGATCACCTCCGGCCCGCTGCTGGCGTAGAGGCGGTTGAGTATTGTCATGATTTTTACCCAATAAAAAAGGCCACCCGAAGATGACCTTAAAAATTGGTGTCGAATGTGGGTGTACCCTCACCGGCAGGATCGCTATTCCGCGCTTTATTTCACGCTCCGGCTACGGAGCGGCATGAAGGACTTTCCCACAAATCGACACAAGTGATTATGAAGGAGAAACGGTTTTAATCAAGCCTTGGGCCACTCCTTATTCAGCGCAATATCCAGCAGTGAGCTGCCGACGATCCATTCCGGGTAATTACCCCATGGGGCAGGAGCAAGGGGGCGTTCCCATAATTCAAGCGTCGCCGTGTACTTCCAGTAAATCGGGGCCACCAGCACCGGTCCCTGATAAATATCTGTGAAGCGGCATTTGTAAAACTTAATGCCTGCCGGCGTCTGCAGCTTCATCATGAACCATGCAGCCCCGTCAGATAACGCATCACGGAACCAGGACTCAAACGCCAGTCCCTGCGCATCGGTTTCCATAAACCAGGTGATGCTGGCCTGCGTCGGCGTGGACGTATAAGCTCGCCTTTGCCGCGCGCGGCCGGTGATTAACTGGGTACGTTTTAACGGGCTTACAGGCTGGAATCCGTATCCTTCCTGTAATGGCATAGGGAGGCTGTCATGTGGGTAGTTGATATCAGTCATGCAGTCTCCCGGTAAAGTATCTCGAATAAAATTTCACCATTAACCTCAGGAGGATATTCATTTCAGAATAAAGCACGATGGAATCGAAGAAATCTCTGATTTTTTGGTTCAGATTAACGAAGATAAAAATCTTATTAAATCGACACAAACACACAAGGCGATATATTTATCAACTCATCTTAAGAGCTAAAAGAAATCAGAAAAAACAGCATTATCAATATATTAATTTTATTGACTTTAATGTGAGCTTACATTGTTTCGGCACAGCCCCACATCAAAATAAAAAAGGGCGATGTGCCGACAGGAAATATACGTCAATGTGACTGCTTGTTTAAAAGCAACTCCTGAAGAAGAAGCGCAATAGAAACAAAGATCAAAACCCCACAAAAAACAATTTTTGCAAAATCATAGTTAAACACGGTTGTAAGCGTATCATTATTATATAAGTGATTATGCCTATAGGAATAAGTTGTGTAAATCTCATCACATATTTCAAGAATTCCACCAACTATCAAAACAAGCCAAAGAAATGAAAACTTCACTCGGACCTCCTTACGTTTACGTCTCCTATTGAAGATAAGCCCGCCAATAAAAAGAGGAATCATAAAAGCTATAAAGTCTTTAAATGTAAATGTTAACAACGCTTCCATTAATAAGATCCTTGTGTTTTCTTGCACCTACTCAGATTGTTAGACTTACCTACCTAATCAAGTCTCAGCTAATGCAGTTTAGCTTACCTAGGACCGTGTCGTGTATAGTTTCCTTTTAGAGCGTTGCCAAAAGCCCCTTGTGGCATGGTAACCTCCTTTGTGAGCTCACCTTTTAACTGCCTGGAAAGCTGTCGATTATTCTGATTGAGTGTAGCGCTCAACTGCTCCGGAGTAATACCCTGGAGATGAAACTCCTGATTAATCGGCGCGTGTACAGTTGTTTGCCTACGGTTATCGCTGTTAACGTTCTGAACACCAGTACCAAACCCTGTACGCCCCAGAGTTGCATCAAGCGGTTGGCCATTTCGAAGTGCCTCAAGCTGAGACACGCCGATCCGGTTCGTTGACGCCTGGTCGAAGACGTACTCACCTTTGTGAACAATACCCGCGGGCTGATACTTACCACCGGGGCCGGTGTAACCGCCGGAGGCGAAGCCAACTCCTGAAACAGCCTGGATATTTGAGACGATACTGGCGGTCTGCGCAGCGATTGAGGCCATAGCGATGATGTTGGCCGGATAAGGCGCGCTAACTGCACCGCTTGCTATAGCCTGCTGGATTTTCACCATTGAGTCCGCGATAGCGAATGCCTTGCTCGCAGCAAAAGCAACCTTGTAGATTGCCGATTGCTCACCAAACCCCGTTCGCATGATGTCGGCGGTACTGTCAAACAAGGACTGCGTGGCCGCAGATATGATGGTGTTTTTCTGAGCCTCTATGACCTGATTTGCATCCGCCGCACGTTGACGAATAGAGGTCATTCTGGCCTCACCCTCGGCAGTTATTTCACCGGCCTTCGCATAAGCTTCCTCCTGAGCTGCCAGCCAGCGCTGGAGCTCTTGCTGAGCCTGGTCATATTCGTTGATTTGCCCCTGCATCCCCTCAAAAGTTCCAGAGAGTCGCCCTCCTGTGGGTGTCAGGTTTCCTACAACATTACGAACCGTCGCGGGCAGTTGCATATCGGTATTTTGATAAATATCTGCCCGTGTTTTTTCATATTCACCGGGCTTTAGTTGCCCGGTTGCTTTGGCCTTCTCCAGAAGTTCAAGACGGGTTTTAAGCAGATCGTTGGTCCGCTCATCCTTCGTCTTTACCTGTTCCTGCATTTTCCGGTAATCATCCAGGGTTTTTACGGAGTTTTGCAGTGCCTCCTGCTGCTTATACGCCTGGAGGATTTCATCTGAACGGGAAAGGATCGATTTCTGGTCAGCGGTGAGCTGCGTTTTAGACTTGAGGTCAGTAATTTGCTGTTCGAACTTAACACGTGCCTGGGTTGCGCTGTTAAGCTTGTCACTGGCATCCAGTTGTGACTGCAAGGCAGCTGTCTGCTGGTTTATTTGATCAAGCAACCTGGTTGCTGCGTCCTCGGTATATGCTTTACCCTTTGGCGTCTTGGGTGGTTTCGGATCTTTGTACATCTCGTTAATGCGAGAAACATTTTTTGCATATTGCTCTGCAGTAATTGCACCAGCCTTCAGGAATTCGCTTTGCTGCTTAATAGCTTTATTGCGCTTATCCGCATTGCTCAGATATTGCTGGTTAACGCGATCTGCTTCCTGCTGCGTTTTAATTCTTTGCTGTTCGGCTTCCTTAGCCTTCGCCTGTCCTTTGGTTACATCCCCCTGAAGATTGGCAACTGATTCGAGCAAATCTCTCTGTTTTATCATCTCCGGGAGGTTGGTAAACCTCGCGCTAAAACTGTTCCAGAACCCACCATCTTTTTGCCCTTTTTGGGCTTCAGCAATATTTTCGTTTAAGGTGGCAAGTTTATCCGTTAGTGTTTGTTCACGCCCAATATTGAGCATCGCATCCCAGGCGCCTTTGGCCGTTTTACCCAGCGAGTCCCATGCACTTTCAAGAAGACCAAGATTCTGATGAATATCATTCGCACGCTGCTGCATGGCATTGGCGTAAGCATCAGTAGCCACCCGTGCAGCATCCTGCTGATTACCTTCATCCTGTAGCGCTTTAATCTGGTTGTAGGTTGCCAGTGTCAGAAAGTGGTACTGGTCGTTAAGTTTGGTAATGGCCGCAACCGGGTCAGCAGTAATGTCGTTGAAATCACCAACCAGCTTATCGGTAGCAATGCCCGTCGCCTCGCTGGTCTTAACAATGGCGGTTGTCACGCGCTCCAATGAGTCGCCAGCTACTTTACCGGATAACACCAACTGATTCAGCGTTGAAGCTGCTGCACCGGTTGTGGAGTTAGCTGCGACCGATACACGGGCCGCCATATCTGCCAGTTGACCGGAAGTTTTGCCTACCAGATTACCAGTGAGAACGAGAGACTTATAAAATTCGTCCTGCTCCTGAGTGCCTTTGTAATAGGCCAGACCAAGAAATCCGACCGCCGCAGCTGCAAGAGTTAAAGGGTTAACCAACCCCATAACATAGGTGCCCACACCCTTAATTGCCGGACCAATACCACCAAACATATCTTTTAACTGCCCGCCCTGCTGCATAAGCACCATAAACGGTGACTGACCTGTAGATAAGCCGACAATAATGTCGGTCATCTGCGCCGGGATCATGCGCATGGCATAGGCAGTCTGGGCGGCGGATTGGCCGGTTTTACCAAGGTCGTCGCGAAATCCTGTTAGCCTGTTTCGTGTTTCCTCGATTTTCTTTGAATAAAGATCGAATGTATCGGTATCTACCATCCCCTTGGATTTGAATTTCGCAAGATCCTGCTGCTGTTTATCCAGTTTGTTCAGCGCGGCGTTTACCGGGTCGATACGATCTAAAAGTTCAGAAAGGGACTGTTTTTCTTCATCAGTGGCCTTTGTCACTTTCCCTGCACTGGTGGCAGCACGTTCACCTGCCTGCGTCATTTTTACAAGTGCAGTTGCGAGATTGTCAGCCTGCTTTTCTGCCCCAGAGCTGTCAATAATAATGGCCAGGCGGGAGGTTTGTTCTGTCACGTGCTTTTCTCCGGGCAATAAAAAACCCCGCCAAAGCGAGGTTGGAACTTTTTGAAACTGTCGGGTCTTTACTTCATTGGCGGTAAAACATTATTGCTACGATAATCACCGCAAAGACAGTAATTGCAATTCCAGCGATTAACTTTACATTGACATCAGCCAGCCTATCACTAGCTCCAGTATTGTCAGTGTTAGCTATTATCTTCGAAGGAGTGGTAATGATACCAACGTGTTGATTTCGTATTTTCACTGACACCAGGATCATCCTGATGTTACAAGGATTGAATGACTACAGATTAAAATAGTCATCAACAGGTTGACAGCATTACCCGAAGGAGTTACATCACTCCCGCAATGCTTGCACTTCACCGCTTCGGAATTTATTAATTCTGCGCAGTAAGGGCATTTGACTGAAGTTCCGGACGCTTTTAGCTTATCTCCCACCAGAGCAATAATGATACCTGCGATGGCTACGAAACCTCCAAATATCATGTAATTTTGGCGCGATGACATTAATCCAAGATTGTTAACCCTATAGCCACCGCTTGTCGCTACTGTCACATCCATAAATAGCGCCGATACAGCAAAGATCACCCCTATTACAATCGCTAAGTATCCAATAATCTTCACTTGTCTACCCCATAAATTAAAAAGCCACCCGATGGTGGCTTTATCATTCAGCTTGCGTTCTCACAACCCGGCAGGCTGCGGTCAATCACAAGATTACCCTCAACACGCAGACCAATTTTACCGAACAGGAAGGAGTGGTTAAGTTGAGTGACAACTACGTCAGACAGACCAACTGCACAGCGATCTTTTTCAATCGCTCGATCAGCGGCTGTTTTAACGTTCGGGATGCCAAGAGGGAAGATGATAACCGGATAGCTATCTTCTGCTGTTACACGTTTCCCTTTATAGAACTTACCCCCATTGAGATTGTAATTTTTAGTACTCGCCACAGTCAAATCTGCAACACGTACTGTACAACCAGAAAGTAACAGCGCTCCAAGCGCCAAAGCGATGACTTTTTTCATTATATGTTTCCTTTGATTGCAATCGGAAACATCCTATCATCGACTTTCAGGAGCATGGACCACCATTAATGGTAGGTCAGTTACTTCCTTTCTTATCCGCTGCACGTTTCTGTGCCTCTGCCCACTCAGCCCTCCAGGCATCATCGAGAGCCAGTATGGCTGCGTCAAACTCAATGCGGTCGATCAGGATGGTGCGCGATGCCAGGTAAAGCTCGATATCGTTCAGGGATAGAGGGAGCGGCACTCCGGCCATGCCGGCATACTTCCTGCCGCGCGATATCATGGCGTAAGCGTTGAGGATCTCCCCAGTGACTGCATCGATTTCAGGCTCCTGAATGGGCGGGAGATTTAGTTTCTCCCTGCGCCACTTTGCTTTCTCGCCCTGCTCGCCGGCGAATTCCTTTAGCCACTTTTGGGCCTCTATGGCTTTTTTACGGTTTCCTGAGTCTGCTGCTCCTTACCCTGAGCAATATTCGCCGCCTCAGCCAGAATAAGCCAGTACAGAGAGGGGTTTTGCTTCAGTAACGCAACACCACGCTCCGGTGTATACGCTACCGCCGTCTCCGTACCATCCACCAGCTCCCCCACGCCTTCCCAGTCTTTCAGAAGAAAGCGCGCGCAATTGTCGATGAGAAGATCATCAACCGAGTCAATCTCGCCCACACTGGCGAGATCGAAAGCATCCGTACCGACCTGGTAGCTCGCGTCCATTTTGTCGATATGGCGCCGCACCAGCGCATTGCGTGAGCGGTATTGTGGATTCTCGCTACTGGCCACCAGCAGACGGAGTTTAAATAGCGCCTCGTCTTCCGGCGTGAATTTCTTTTTACTTCCTGCTGGCTTTTTGTAAGGGTAAAACCAGCGTTCTCCGTTCAAATCAATTTGAGAAGAAATAATCAGCATAAAGACTCCCAAAAAAGCCCGTTCCGCGATGACTGCAGAACGGGCCAGGTAAATTAAGGCGCGGTAACGGTGATTTCAGACGTTGCGGTAAAGGTGCGGGCCTTACCGGTGATGGTTGCAGTACCGGCTGCGTTACGTGTGACTTTCGCTGTTTTCTGCCCGGTAGAAACCACGCTGGCGATAGTCGGATCCGATGACGTCCACTGGACGGTATCAGTTGAATCAGCTGGCGTAAGCGTGGCGGTTAACGTCACAGTAGATCCCACTGCTCCAGTTGAAGTGGCTGGCGCAACACTGATTGCCGTCGCCGGCACTTTGGGAACGCGGGTGATAGTTGGCGGAGTATTGGCCGCGGTGATATCCAGCTGAACCTGAACAATGTCAGTGCTCCCCGCATCCGGCCAGTCGCCGGAGATCTGCACTTCCGGGAAATCGAAGGTATAGGCGCCTTCAGCATTCTCCAGCGTGAAGCTAAACGGCACCGTTTCGCCGGTGAACGTTTTTTTGTAAACCTCCCAGGCAGCCTTTGACCATGACAGCGTGATTTGACCTGACGGGGTAAAGGTTGTCGGAATGTTTGCGCCGGCGAATGCCGAACCGGTACCAATGCAGCGCTGAGTCTGCATATTGTTGTTGAACTGGATGTTGAAGGTGTCGACGCAGAAACCTGTCCCGCCATCAACACCATTTAGCCGGATGTTCGTGACCTCTTTAAAGGAGTAACGCAGCGCCCCCGCTAAATCCACCGGCGCGGTGAAATAGCTGGTATCGTCCCCCTTCGTCTCCCAGTCCAGCCCTGCAAACGTAATGGTTGCAGTGATATCACCATCGGCCGGGATTTCCATCTGGAAGGTGCCAACCTGGCAACCGCGGGCAATCTGGGCGATCCCCACATCACTGGCAAAAGTCGCCACGGAGAACGTAATGCGACCATTACCCATCGTTAGCACGTTATTTAGCCATTCGGAACCGAAGCAGCTGGCAAGAAAATCATCATGCTGGTTCCAGCGAAACCGCGTGCCGACATCGCCGCCGACATCCACTGTGCCGCGTGAAACACCTTGCGCCATGCGGTCACCAGCGATTTCGTCATTGTCGTTGGTGTTCTGCGTTGGTTTCAGACCAAATGAAGAACGACGCAGCAGGTTCCACGCCCCTGCTGTAGGCGTGATTCCTGGCGTTGTCTCGCGAATAAACGCGGCTACTACTTTTGCACCTGAGCTCACAGGAGCCTCCTGTTTTTTGTGCGCTACAGAGCGCGATAAGGAATTTGAAGATTGAGCTGTAACCAGCCATCGGTCTCACCCGCCGGCACAGCAGAAACAGCGAAATAACTCAGCTTTCCGTCATCCTTAAACTCGAATAGCTCCGTTAGCTGATCGGCCGTTCGGGAGATAAGCAACGTCCCGGAACCGACCGGAACAAAAAGCTGAATGATGAGTAAGCCCGTCCTGTGGACTACCGGCCCGTCCCCGATCTCGGTTGCGCCAGCCTGCCCAGCAATGTTGGTTAGTCGGGCCCAGATATCGCGGTTACTGGGGTCAAATACCGGGCCATTCGGATAATCCACCGCATCAGAGGCAATAGCGGTCTGTGCCGCCATTCGGGAAATGACAGCGTTTCTGATTTCTGTAAGGGTCATTTGTAGGCCTGAATAACACCATTAAACGAGACGGCATAGACGCCTGTCGGCGCCTGTGTTGAGTGGCCATTCTCCAGAGGCACGGAGTAAGGCAGGTTCGACTGGATGTAAATCACCGAGTAGGCTGGCGCCTGGTCAATGATATTTTTGCCATTAAGAAACGTCATTGTCCCGCGCGGATCCGGTTCGGTCGGGACGGAATGATTAGGTTCGCCGATGCTGACGAAATGCGATGCCCTGAAGGTTCCTGCGCGATACTCAGCCGGCCGCCTGATATCCATGCTGTCATTAACACGGACTTTCTTTCTGAGACGGCCTGTCTTTGTCAGGTTGGCAGGATCGGCATAAAGAGATTCGTTCCATTCCCCAACAGCTTTGTTGTACTGAACCGCGGTCGCGTTAATGGCCCACAGCTCCGGGTTTCCTACCGGCGACCGCCGAACGATTTCATTCAGCAGCTGAATGGCGATTGTCCGCTGGCGTAGTTTGACATCTTCTGCCACCAGCCCGGCGAATGCCGCCGGGTCAATGTTCCAGCCCTTAGCCATATCACGCCCTCCGCAGTTGAATGGAGTACGCAGCGCCAGCAGAGTCGGCAGAAGCGGTGATGACCTCGTAGCGCTGAAGCTCACCCGTAACCGGATCCGGTGCGGTGATGATATGCCCGACGGCCGGCTTATCAGTCACCTCGTTAACCAGTGCGGTTAGCTTCACATCACCATGCAGAATGTTAACGCCATCGATACGGCGCAGCTTATAGCGCGCCAGTACTCCACGCCCCGAGTAAGTCACCTGCGTTTCAGTGCCGGTTTCCGTCACCGGGTCCCAGGCACCCCGAACGGTATATGACCCAGTGAAATCCTTAACGGCATCCTGCAGGTCGGTATCGAATGCCGCGGCGACTTCGGTTTGCAGCTCGTCACGAATGCCCATTGCACCCACCAATACGCTGCTGAGGTTTAACGATCACTGTACCGTGGAGTTTGCGGGTATAAATTTCGCCATTGCGCTTAACCCGCAGCGGGAGCGGAGCAAACTCTACAACACCCTTTGCCTGGTTTGCGTAAACGACATGTCTGATCGGGTTTCCATTCACAAACACATCGCGGGGACCGAGCCCGTCGCCGGCATAATGCACATATGGATTTTGCATGTTACCCCCTTACCGCCGCTCAATATGAGCATGGATAAAGTCGGTTTTAAGCGACTCCATAGCGCCAACCATCACATAGGGGCGTCCACCGTTATGCCAGCAATCAATCGCGTTACCCTCATCATCAAGCAGTATCACTGCGACACTGTGGCAGCCGCCGTTTTCGGCTCTCTCCAGAGCCTGTTTCAGCAGGCGAATAACCTGGTCGTTATCGAGGCTGTGATGGCTGGGCTTTTGAAATGGGACCACCTTCAAATCGGACATATCACGCCCTCACAAAGAACGTCTGGAAAGGGTTAATCATCCACGGTTTGAGCATATCCAGCGCCAGCTGCAAATCAGGATCGAGTAATTCAGTGCTGGTGGTTGAAAGCTCGGCAAAAGTGCGGGAAACCTTCACATCGTCGGCCTCAACGCTTTTGCTCGTCACCACGCCGGAATCTGTTTTTTGCTGATACAGATTGCCTGCAGCGGCTACGGAAGCGATAAACGCTCCGGCTTGCTTAACTTCTTCAGGAATATGCTCCGGGTCGATATCCTGAAGGTTAAGCGCCGTCATCCAGGTGTTTGCCTGGAGCACGGCTTTACCCTTTTTGTCGGCGGCAGTCCAGGTATCCCCCAGCAACTCGTCAACGTCCTGGATTGTTATATAAACGGTCATCGGATCCTCACCAAAAGAAACGGGGCTTTCGCCCCGTCGGTTAACCACCCGCAGGAGCAGTGAACGCAATCGCTTCAGTTGTTTTCACCACACCGTCAACGGTAGCCGTCACCGTGAAGGAGCCGGCCGTAGGAGAGGTGAGTTTCACCGTCGAGCCACCAGCAGACCCTGTCTGTGACGTCGAAGCACTTAGCGTGCCGCCTGTAGACGTCCACGCCACAGATGCCCCGGAGACTCCTGCACCATTTCTGGTGTACTTGAGCGAAACGGTCACCGCGTCGGTACTGTCAGCAGTTGCGGAAGTTTTATCCACTGACAGGGTTACTCCCCCGCAGGGGCTTCCAGCTTAATCAGTACGCCTGCAGTGGATTTGTTACTGGTGAAATGTTTCTTCCAGTTCGCGCCGGTGCCGATTTTGGTCAGGTCAGGGTTAGCGCCCTTCGTCTCATCCCAGCTGTAACCCAACAGTTCAACGTTGACCGTACCCTCTGCGCGATAGCCAATGGCAAGGTTTTCCTGGTCGTTGATATCGTAGGAACGGAAGCCCGGAGCCTGTGATTCCGTTACGGATACCGCGCCGGCCACCAGCCCCAGAATCGCATCAACTGGCATGGTGTCAGTTACCAGCACCGGTTTACCCAACGTGCCTGGCTGTCCGCCATAAACCACCACGCCAGCTTCTTCGTAAATTTTGTTGTCGATAGCCTGATCAACAATGTCGAAATAGGTCGTGGAATGCATAACGAACAGCGCAACACGGTTAAATTTATCGCCGTATTTACGCAGGCCACGGGTCAGCGTTTTCTTACCATCAGTGGCAATATCCGCGGATACCGTCATGTCAGCATTTGCGCCAATGGCTGCAACAAGACCCTGTAGGGCATACTTGATATAACCTTCAAGCGTTGCATCAGCGACGTCGACGCCGATCACCTCGGAGAATTCGCTAACGTCGCGACCCCGACGTTTAAACGCCTCCTCAGTGGTTTCATACGGGCCGTATTTCCACGGCGCCTTAACGCTGACAGATTCACCGGCACCGATTTTTTTACCCGTTACCGGGTCGGTGGAGTTAACGTTGCGCGATTCGATAGAACCACCAACTTTATAGAAGGTGCGCTTGCGAAAATCACCCTCGATCAGTTCGTTGTCGAGAATGATTGCGCCGTTTGAAGCGGCGTTGAAGACTTCCAGATTATCCTGGCGACGCTCAAGAAACGCAGTCTGCGCGAGGTCGTCATAGATAATCAGGTCACTGTTTACGGTCGTAGGCATTGATTAGTCCTTACTTAGGCAATTTGAGATAGGCCTGCTGGCCATGTTTGCGGATGTAGTCCGCTTTGTCGCTTGAGCTCATTTCTGAACGTTTCAGACTACCGCCACCGCCACCGGGTTTATGACCACCAGCCCCGGAGCCTTCGGCGCGCGGGAACAGGTGCGGGGCCGTCTCTTTCAGAGATTCAGCCCACTCAACCGGGGTGAGCGGAGTTTTGCCGTCTTTACCGAACAGAACATCGCCATTTGCATCAACTGCTACGGCCTCGCCTTCGTCGTTGAGCTGGAATGTGCCTTTAGCACGAAGAATCAGATCGTCGGATGCTTCTGGCAGCGCGCCTGCCTTAAGCGCTGCACTGCGGATAGCATCACCCAGGACACGATCACGGAATTTGTTGGAGAACGCTTCCGCCTTTTCAGCGCGTTCATTAGCGGCTTTGATTTGCTTATCAACATCAGCACGTAGCCGCTCAGTGCGTTTATCCAGTACCTCGTCAATTTTCCCGGCGGCGATCAGTTGCGCCTCTTCATCATCAGAGAAACGCTGGAGAATAGTTTTCACCGCGTCAGGATCGATACCTTCAAAACGCTTAAGCGACTCAGTGGACTCTTTGAGCTTACCAAGCAGCTCGCTATTTTTATTTTTCAGGCCAGAAACCTGAGCGCTGACTTGCTCATCGATCAACTTCTGGATTTCCGGCGTAATCTCAGGCGCTCCGCCGCCGGAACCGCCACCTTCACCACCTTCGCTGCCAGCTGCCGAATAATATTTAATGAGCATGTTACGAATAAGCATGTTGTCCCCTTGGGATAGTAACTGTGGGCCTGGCCCAATAAAAAAGGCCGCCCTTAGGCAGCCTGTTGTAAATTTCAGATAATAAAAAAGCCGCGCTAAGGCGACCTCTTCATTTAGCTATTTTCTAGCATGTATTCTTTTGCATCTTTAATGGCTTTATCCATTCTCTGCAAAGAAGACTTTGGCTCTGCAATGCTTCGCACTGTGCAAATCTCTTTAATGAGCCCTCTTGCGATTACCAGCTCTTCATACAGGCTTGCAATAAGGTCTCTTTGTTTTTGTGAATCCATAACAACCTCGTCTCGTTGCTTGTCGGGTTATTGGTGGTAGGCGGTGACGATTCCGCTTTTCGGGAGCGACCCTAGCCACTGACAATACAATTAGGTGTGGTGGCCGGTGCTGCCACGGCATTCTGATACTTCAGAACGGCGGGGACTCACCGAAGTGAGTCTGGTTTCCGGCTTGCCCGTTTCTCACGGGACGCTTTGGCGCGCAGGTCAGCATCCTGCATTCACCACGAATTTACTCTATCACACTCTGGCATCCTTAAACGCCTGCGCGTCACGGTTGCGCAATTGGTCAAGCGTCAGCCACTCGCCCCTGTCGTTGTAGAACTCATCGGGAGACATGCCGCCATCACGAATCAGCCTGGCGCGCGTTTCTCCGACAATCTCAGCTTGTCGCGTGAACGACTGCCGGGAGAGCCAGTCCTGGTAAGTCGTATCAGCCGGAACCTGTCCATCCATACTGGCGCGCGAGCTGTCCTTGATTTCGCCGACTTTGATACCCAATTCCTCGGACGATTTCAGTATGTATGTTTCGGTGCTACGACAGCAAAAGTGGATTTTCCCCGGTCCCTGCAAATAAGGCACCTTGTGCCCTATCGGTTTGTTATCCAGCGTGTACTTGAGGCGGTCGCGGATCCGACAATCCTTTGATGTCCGGTTATCCAAAGTGGATAACCACTGCTTACCCTTCAGAATGTGGTCGTTCGCCGACGCAAAGCTTTGTCTTGCTGTTGATGCAAGATGCCCTACTGCTGTTTTCGCTATGCTGGCCGCATTGGCCCGGCTCATCTGAAGCGCACCATCCTGGTAGCCGCGGTTAGCATGTCCACGAACCTTTTTTGCGATCTGCTCATGCGTATCGCCCAGGAGAAAACCCTGCCGCACCGTATTGGATATGCGCGCCATACGATCAGCTTCGAGGTTGCTGGCCCATTCGCTTAGCAACCGCCCCTGAAATGGACGCGCCATCGCCGCGGCATAAACTGCATCCGGGGAGATGCCAACCAGTGGATGAAGAGCCAGAACATCGTCGGGAATGGCAAACTGGAAGAGGCTCATCTGAAAACTGGCCTCATGCTTCGCCAGCTCCTGCAGCTCGGTAGAGAGGGCTGCATACATGGACTGTATGGCATCCTTGTTTATGGCCCTGACACTGACCAGTAACGCTTCCAGACGCGAAACGGTAAAGCTCTCGGGATCCAGCGTATCGATAGCCACCAGCAGCCTGGCGGTAAGTTCGGCGTCGCTGTCATTCAGAACTTTTATCATCCTGTTGGCAACGCCGGTGCTGTAGCGACTAACCCATATAGCGTGGGCTATGGATTCATCCTGCAGTTTGTCATTCGCCGTTGCCATTATTGCCACCAATCAGGTTAGGCGCGCCGTTACGAATAGCGTCAATGACAGTTTCAGGGTCGTCAGCAGGATCTATCAAGTCAAGCCTCTGCAGAGCTCTGACCATATCCGTGTCGCGAATCGCACCGGACTGCCAGGCATTGACGATTGCCGTTACCATGCCGGATTCAGCGACTTTGGCGATAAACTCCTGATTGATGCTGTAACGGTATTCCTCGCCTTTTATGCCGAGATATCTGGCGCACCAGCCGAGCGCCAGCGTATAGGCCTCCGAGACATTGGAAACGCAAATGCCGAGCACCGATGTGGATGCGGTTTGCTCGCCGCTGGATTGCGTGGCGGTTTTAACCGCGCCGTTCTGCTCGATAAGCCGGGCGCCAAGCTGAACAGAATAATCACGCTTACTGTCCATCGCCTCTTTAGCCAGGGTGTTTGGTTGCGCCTGAGCATAGGTAAAACTCCCCTCCTTCGGCAGCAGGAATGGAGAACGAGAACCGACACGAATTCCCTTATCCTGCAGCCAGTCACGCCAGGCGGTATCAAGACCGGAAATCACCGGCTGAACCTGACCGCAGAAAAATACGCTGTCTTCGTAATCCGCCGAATTTCGATAATGACCAAGGTTAATTTCAACGAGGGCGGCTAAAGGCGACTCGTCGATGCTGGGATCGTTATTTTGTGCGCCAACGAAGGTAAAGGGGATCTCATCCCAAAAATCCTCACCTTTAGGCTTCGGGTGATACTCAGAATCGACAGAAAAAGACCCTGCATCGGCCGACTTTCGCCACACCCTGCAGATAAACTTGCCATCCTCCAGGGCAAGTTCCCGATACTGGATTTCATCCTTGTACGCAAAACCATCTTCCTTTTCCATGCATTCGCGTAAAACCACCAGCACCAGTTGATCACGTCCATTGATACGTTTGGTACGCCAGTTAATGATGTTCTCCGCCTGATAGCGAAGGATAATCGCCTCATCAGTCCCAGCTGCATAATCCGTATACAGCCCCTCGCGCGCGGCTTCCAGAATATTTTCTGTAACCTGCTGGGACTGCTGATAGATACTGGCACCAGCACCATCGGCGTTATCACGAAGATAATTCAGCTTATCCGGCGCGGTCATGGTAGGGTCTTTTCGGAATGCCAGCCCCAGCAAACCCACTTTTGTATTGCCCGTTATCGCGTAGAAAACGGCGCGCTGAATGTAATCGGCATTGCGCTTTTTATTGCGAGCAGACTTATCGGAGGGATCCAGAAAAGGGAGGTATTCATTCCCGGCGGCCTTTACAGCATCAGCCCCTTTGCACAAGTCACGAATTTTTTTCCACACGGGCATCGCCGCCCTGACCTCAGGGCGGACGTAAGTAATATCATTATTGGCCATCAGAATGTCGTGTCCAGTGAAATAGAGAATGCAGGTCGAACGATTGGGAATTGCTTCACAATGAAGTAACCAGCGCCATCGTTGGGGTGATCGTTATCGCTCTTTTTATCCGGCTCGCCGTTTTTATCCCACACCTGTTGTTCCAGGCAGTCGGCATAGACCGGGCAACGGGCCACATTCACCTTGTACCGGCGATCGCCATTACCATTGCAGAACATGGCGTTCATGGAGTTGATGCGGTCCTTTACCGGCGGGTTAGCATCATCAACGATGACGTTAAATCCGGCCTGTCGGAGCTGCTCAATATCTGTTTTGCTGGCGTTGTTTGATTTCCTGGAGTCACCAGAGGCATCCGGGTAAATATAAATCTCGCGGACCTTACGGTAGTCACCGTCGGCATACAGCCAGAAACGTTCCTTGATGATGCGTATCATGTCTGGCGTATCGTAAGCGTTGATAATCTCTGTTACCGCGTGTGGTAAGCCGAGCCGCAATACATGGACGATCCCGGCCATCTTCCCGACGTTGAAATCCATCCCGATATACAGCGCTTCACCTGGCTGCTCTTCCTCACTGGAATTATTCAGCACTCTGTCGAACTGATGATAAATGGTGCCGCTGGTCAGGTTAGTAAACTGGCCGTTCAGATATGCCTTGATCAATTCCGGCGGGTAACTCGCCAGAAGCGAAGGAATATAGTCGTCCGGCAGGTTCTTTTCGTTGTCGAATGTCGAAGCCTGTACCAGACCATACATCGACCTCAGTTCAGGCTTTTCCCTCACAGCCTTAACAAACTGGTTATAGACGAACTTAAATCCTTCAGGTGTGGTAGTCACGTCAATGCCATTACGCAGACCATCAACTTTATAACGCATACGCGCGATTATTTTTCGCCACGCCTGACGCGCCTTATCCGCTTTCAGAACGTCGAGTTCATCCACCAGCGCATTGCCGATTTTAAAGCCTACTATCGTGTCGGGCTTTTCCATCGACCGACAAATTGTCGTGCCGCGGTACTGGCGCCCACTGTAGAAATGGACCTCTTTGTTGCTTTCAACGATTTTGACTTTCAGTCCCCAGTCGTGAGCAACTTCTTCCACCGTGGGGTAGAAAATATCGCGGATCTGAGGATAAGTCGGGGCAAAGTAGCCTTGGTTTATTTTGGGGAACTCCCAGAACCCTTTGCATATTCCACCGCAGCCAACCCATGTCTTACCGGATCCAAAACCAGCTACATAGGCTTTGAACTTCTGCTGCATAGCCAGAAAACGAGCCTGGGGAACGTTAAGCGTCGGAGCTATCGCCATCCTCTTCCCTCACTCGCGCATCGACTACGTTGATATTGATCGCAACTGGCGTTGGTTCGTCATCTTCTGGGTCAGCGGCCAGCTCTTTACGGAGCTTGTCGATCTCCAGCTGCCGGCGCTCGATTTCAATCTGCTGTAGACGCTGGGCGAACTCACTGTCAGCCAGGCCGAGACGTTTCATCACCGCCTCGTACATGCGCTCACGGCTGATGGCGGTTATCTCAACGCCATTCTTACCAAGCTTCACACCGGAATAGGCAAGCGCAGCATCCGGCGCCAGCTTGCGCGTATCGGCGAAGAAAGGCTGGCCGATGCCATCACCATTACAGCGAGGACATTTCGGGTTAGGCGAGCTGGTATGGTCGTAACCGTAGCCGCCTCTGTCGTTTGGCTCTTTCCCTTTCTTCGCTAAAGCCTCAGCCAGCTTCTCTTCGAACTCAACCGCATCGCGCCATTGATACTGGTGACCGAAGCCCCAGCAGTAACGGCAGCTCCCGCGGCGATACTGAGAAAGTTGGTTGGCGTCGAATGTTGCCAGCCGCCACATCTGCTCAAGCACTTCATCAGCGCTGCCAAGCGTGCGCACAATGGATGCTTTCTGCTGCTGCGCAATGGCCTGCGCAACTGAAGTTTTCTGAAGCAGCTGATAGCCAATTTGTTCAGCAGTCTTCTTGCTGTACCCGGCACGGATAGCGGCCTGCGTGGCGTTGTGGTCCTTCAGGTATTCTGCGACAAATAAACGTTGCTGATCGGTGAGGCCATCATCATCCACCAGCTCTTCTGCGCACTTTTCCTTTTGCGCAGTGCGCAGTTTCTTCTGCGCAGGTTTTTGCGCAGTTTGCGCAGTGGGTTTCTTGATGTATCGGCGGGCAGTAGCGTAATTCAGTCCCTGCGCTTCACACCAATCCTTCGGTGATACGCCGGTTGCGGCATGATCGGACAGGAACCGTCGCTGAAGCTCGCCCCAGTCCGGTTTTGCCATGGATTATTCCTATTTAACGTGAGGGAGAAAAAGGAATTACTGATTCTCCATAAAATATTCACTTTTATGTTTTGGAATTAAGGCTCTTTAGTTCAGGAGTTATTATGAAAAGAATTATGCTTGCTGTTTTTGTGATCTGTGGTGCGCTGTCTCTTTCAGGATGTTTCCTTCCCCCTGGGCCTCATAGCGGCGGACATGGTGGAGATCACTTCCATGGTCCAGAGCATCGTTAACCGCCTGAGGACTTTCATTTTACAGAAATGAAAAAGGCCGCAAAATTATGCGGCCTTTGGTCACTACCAACCAGCGTATAAAGAATCTCTCAGGAGCCAACAGATAGAGGTGCATCTATCCGGCTAACTAACCTCTGGCGTTCTGATGTTGGCAGGCAGAGACGTTATGAGAGTATTGAGTATTTCAAAATACACCGGGAGAAACAGACAATGATATCAGTCCATTGTCTGACGGGCATTATCACAGGCACTCAATGAATACCTGCTGTAATGCGGTCAGATACCAGTTTATAACCTGACCAAATGTTACTTAGATCACAATCCATAGAACCACCCACCAATGCCAAAGGCTGCAGCGATCACCAGACAAGCAATTGCCGTTTTAGGCATTAACACACCGTAAAATGCAGGAGACAATCCCAGGAATAAAACCATTAGCACTGGCCACATACTAAGCAACAGGAAAAAGTAGCCATTTATACCACCGCTGCTAAACGTCACATTCACTCCAAACCATTACCCGGACTTTCCATAGCTTGGTTGCTTCGTTGCATGATATCATACAACTGCCCCTTATACAGGAGCTTTAACATTATCACAGGCACTCGATGAATGCCTGCTGTAATGCCTTAGCTGACTTTCTCAGCGGCAGTATCAAACAGCGCCAGCGCTTCGGTCGCTTCCTGGATTGCCTTACGGGTCTTCGAGACAATCTCACTTTCCGTGAAAACACGATCGAAAGAGTCAGCGAATAGCTCAGACTTCAGATAGCTGTCGCCTACCCAGTCAATGGCCAGCTTGGCCGCTGCGGTGTCATAATTAACTTTCTTGATTATATCCAGGCGGATTTGCTCGGATGCAGTGATCTCTGACATGTCTTACCTCTGTGCGATGTGGGGAGTATTATCGAAGCCATTCGACAAAATAGCCTCTGTGATGCTTTTGCATTTATCTTTGCCGTGTGTACAAGCTGAACGGTTTCCTTACGGATGCCTGTTACGCACAATAAAAAAGGTCGCATAAAAAATGCGACCTTTGGTTGGTACCAGTTAGAAAACTAAAATCTCTCAGGAGCCACCCGGGAGAGGCTTTTCTGCTTTTTAACTGACCACTGCCGTTTTGGTGTTGGCTGGCAGTGATAACGTGGTGATAGCTTCATTTAAGTTATCGAAAGCATTTAAATATCGAAAGAGCTCATTGAACCAATCATTGTCAACTTGCCGGAACATTCAACCAGAGCACCAGGCATCTCTGCTGGTCTTTTGATGGCAATTCTCAGCTCTCCCGAACGAGGCCGGTAACTAACAATTTATTCGACAGTTCCTTCGGCATTAACCCAAAGATCTAGATGCTTGATGTAGCGTTGGATGGGCACATAAATAACCACCCCATCTACAAGGTTAACGGACTTGATAACATATCCCTGCGGAGCTAAATAATCCCCATCACAATGAGGGTGAATAGAGTGCTCGTCACCGTATCGATAACCATGCGGAAGTTGAGGGAGTGAATTTCTTGTCATGGGCAGCTTCTTAGATAGAAGGAATTGAAAATCCATAGTGCCTTAATGCACCTGACTTAGATACCAACTTTTCATTTTTCAGCGCTCTGTTGTCTCGTATTCTGATTTTTTGTTCATGTGGCCATGTAAATTTCAATACCTAAAGTGTTCTGCGTTTGTAGCTGAATTACCTGGAACCCTTCTCTGTGAGCTGCGAGCAATTGGCCTGCACTGCTTTGTTGTGCGCCAGGATGTCACGCTTGGTCTGCTTATCCAACACATCGATATCGTGGTCAGTCAGGTAGATGATCCGCACCCAGCTGCAGGCCGTGTCAACGACTACCGGGGCGGGTAAACTTTTCGCGCAACTCCCGATCAACATCGTCATCGCCCATACGCTTAACGTCTTCCTGTACATCGCTGGCCCCTTTCGTGACTTCAGCACGGCGTTCTGCCGCGGCGACAGTAGCAGCGGCGTTCTCTTCGGTACGTTGCTGATCAGCTTTGGCTTTCGCCTTACTGGCCCCGCGAGCATGACCAATGCCGAACGCGCCAGCAATAGCACCCAGGATGACGACCACCAGTCCCGCGATAATTTCAAAGCTCATTGCTGCTCCTTCAGTTCGTCGGCCTTTTCTTTCAATGCTGGCTGGCGTACGTATTGCGATAGTACGGCCAGCACCACCAGCGCAGGGCTAATCAACGCAACGATGTTTGGCGGCAGGATGTTTTTGATATCCGGCGGCAGCACCGCCCAGGCGTGCAGCGCAGCATCCGGGAACGACTGCGCCCATACACCAACCAGCGCGCCGATAGCTCCCAGCTTTACAGACCACGTTTTCAGCAGCAAGCTGGCATGCCCTACGAACTCCAGCCGGGTATATTTGCGCAGAAGTAACAGAACGAGCACAGCCACCAGCACAAGCAAAGCGAAAATGATCATCTTCACAGGACACGCTCCTTAACCCAGCCGTAGAGAAAATCCTCGTTGGCTTCGCGGCCCTCCGCCAGTTCGAGGTATCTGGCACCCTGGCTGCAGTTCAGCGCACGCACCAGAACCTGTTCACCCTCTTTCCCGCGGGCGGAAAGGTATCCCTTAAGCGCGGTGATGGTTCGGGGACCAATGGCGCCATCCGGAATCAGATCGGGATACAGCTTTCCGCGCATATTCATTGCGGTCAGCCAGCGCTGGAAAAACTTACTGGCTACAGATGGCCCCATGTTCACGCCAGTGTCGCAAAGCTCATCTGCCAGTAACGTAGATAGAGCTGCCACCTGGTCAAACCGGGGGCCGGTCCAGTAATCGCTCAGCAGGATTTGCTTTGCTGTTTCCCTGGGCAGGTTCCGCATATCACCGGTGTAGCCATGTGCACGGGCGGTGGTCTGCGTGATGCCCCAGCGGGTCGGCCCGCCTTTATCCGACGGATGATCGACATAACCATCCTCCTTGCCGAGGATCCCCTCGATAATCTGGTCTGCTGTCATTGTGCTTTCACTCCGGTGATTCGTTCCCAGAAATACGTGAGCGCTACGGAGCCCATCGCGCCGCTTATCCCCGCGGTTGCCAGAATCATGTAAATGCTCAGTCCGCTTTCAATGCTCACCAGGCCAGCAATAACGCCGGTAAACCCTGAAACCACCATTTGGGCAAGAGCATTGATCAAGCTCCATGTTGCCTTGCTCTGCTTCACATCTATCAGGTAGCGGACAAGTCCACCCCAGCAAGCAATGATCAGCAGAACCAGCCAGGACATCCCGGCAATGCTCTCTTTGTCTTGCATACGCTTAGCCATAGTTACCGCCTCCGATGAAAGATCGGGAAGCTGTGTGTGAGAAGGTCAGGCCCGTCAGGCTGGATTTAACAACGAAGCATGTCGGTGATGATTTCCGCGGGACCTGATAATAAAAAAGCCATGCAAATGCATGGCCTTGTGATTTGAATCCGTTATTTACAAAATGTATTCGAGACAGTATCTTTCGACTTCCGGACAAAAAACATATACCGGGACAAAATCTAAATGTAACTGCCTTGCCTGCATGAAACCATGCGGGCTTTTTTTTGCCCAAAGAAAAAGCCCACCGAAGTGGGCCTTACAGCTATCATCATTTTTTATTAGGTGTGGTGCCGGGTGCCTCCCGGTAAGTCGCCGCCAGTCCACAGACGACTCGCAATGCGCAAAAAAACATATCAGACTGGCAATGCCCCTCCGCATAGGGGGATTCACCACACCAAAAATTTAACATCTGATGAAACTCGTTTCAATGCTCTACGACGATGTGACAGGGGTACTGATGCAATGCATCTCGCGAATACCCCTGTCGTGTCGCCGGAAAGCAAAAAGCCCAAGGCGTTAACCTCGGGCTTGAATTCTTTGTGTCGACAATCGAAGCTATGGCGACGATATCAGATTTACATGAAATATATGCCTTTCAGTTCGGTTTTGCAAGACTTACATCTAAATTTGTCGCCTTTTGTTGTGAACGTGATCGCGTTACCGATATGAGAGCGTCGCTATCAAGCTTCACAAAACTGCTGCGCAGCGCCAGCCAATGAGGGAGGTAGGTTTCTGTCCATGTGGACTTTGCTACACCAACCAGCTCCGCCAGCGCCTGATATTCATACGCCTCCCGCCCTGCCAGCTCGGCTTTGACATCCTGCGCGGCCAGCCAGATAAGTTGGCGCAGGCGATCGACTGTTTTCTTTGCAATGCGCACGCCGGCCAGCTTTTCGTTGAATTGCCCCCATGCCCACCGGGTGATCGTCTCCTGGTGTTCCCAGCGGATATTATCGCTGTAGTTCCACAGCAGCCACGCTTTCTGGTGGTCTTCCAGCGACAGCAGAGCCCGTCGCCAACTTGCCGTCGAATATTCAACGGGCAGAACGAGAGCGATTGATGAACCCTTAGCGCGGGACTGGCTGCCGCTCATCGGCGGCCCATCCGGGTTAACCATTTTTTGCTTTACTTCGCTATAAACCTTCTTCCTTCCCCGGCTGCGCGCCGTAGCGGTGAATTGCGCGTTTTCTGCAAAGGCTACCAGTTGCCCTTTCGTCGCACCGCTCAGATCGGCGGTGGCCACTATCAGCTGCTGGCGAACATACTGGAGGTATTGGGTATTAATCATGCTGTCTCTCCCAGGGTCTGATAGATGCGGACAAAGTTTCTCAGTATGCGGTAGTCAACCAGTACGGTGCCGCGGTGCCGGCAGAGGCGAAGTTTTTGCCAGCGTTCGCGGATGCGTTCGATAACGTCACGGCTCATGCGGCCTCCTGATGGCGGGCGCGGCGCTTCTCCAGTGCGCGGGCTCTGCGGGTGAATATGGATTTGATACGCTGCAGGTATGGAATATCGAACCGGCGCAGCTCGTTATCAGCCTCAAGGCGCTCAACGCGATCCAGGCCAATGCGTTCAATCAGGTGAATGCGGTATTCAACGGCGTTGCCGCTCAACTGCCGATTGCAGCGGGTGCATGCGGAATGGACATTGAACACGTTGAATTTCAGGTGCGACGCCGCGCCACGGGAACGGTAATGACTGGCATCAATAGCGCTGCCGGTCAGGTAGTTGCTCTTGCCGATAAGCGGGTTTCCGCAGCTGACGCAGGGCTTACCTTCATCACGAATGCGAATGTACCGGTTAAAGGCTGACTGAGCCTCTTTATCCCATTGAGCCTTTGTCTTGAATGACTCACGCTTAGCTCGGCGACGTTGGCGCCCCTCCTTCTCGAATTCGCGCTGGCGCTTCACCGCTCTGGCCTTCGCTGCTTCCCGGGCTTTTGCTGTCTGTTTTTTGCCGATCTCGCTGGCGCATTCAAAACTGCATACCACCTGCCCTTCCCGGGCAGGATGGAACCATTCGCGGCAGTGGGCGCATTTACGACGTGCTGGTTTACGCATGATCACCACCCTGGATCTGCACCAAGGTCAGACGGCCGCAGAATACAGCCCCGGTATCGATATACATCTGATTGGCGTACTGGATTGGCTGATGTGCCGGGGTGTGCCCAAAAATAAACAGGTCGGCACCGGATATTTCATTCACTATCCCATCCTGAGCCGCGCTCACTCTCTCACGATTCCAGATCACCTGTTCTGCATCGACGGGCTTGTCATACGCATATTCGTTATGAGGGTAATCAGCATGGCAGACCACCACCCTCTTACCCTCGGTCATTACCTCGATGATGAGTGGCAAACCTGCAACTAAATGGGCCAACGCGATAGCCAGGCGTTCTTTGTCGTAGTCAAGGTTAAAGAACCATCCGCCACCGTTAGCGAGCCAGTGATACACGTTTCCGGAAGAGGATAGTCCGTCGAGCATCATCTGCTCATGGTTCCCTCTTACAGCCATAAACCAGGGCATTGCGATTAGCTCAAGGCATTCGACGTTTTCCGCACCGCGATCGATAAGGTCACCTACCGAGATCAGTAGGTCACACAATGGGTCAAAACTGACCCTTTCCAGCTCGTTCATCAGCAGCGTATGGCAACCATGCAGATCGCCAACAACCCAGATGTTGCGCCAGATAGCTCCATTAATGCTTCGGTAAAGGCTCATGCGATTTTCCTTCTGGCAGCGCGGCGCAACCAGCGGACATCTGCCAGGTGAGCCGTATAGTGAAAGGTGGGGATATCGGAAGGCTTTACTTCTACCTTGCGCTTGCGGCGCGCTGGCACGCGGAAAATACCGCGCTCCATGACCTTAGCGAGCAGACTGTGCATGCGAAGCCCTCCATTCCTGGGCCCACGCAATCCGACTGCTGGACTTCTCGCTAAACTTCACATTGTGCTCGGTGCCGAACCAGTAGATCGCCTCGATTACCTCGACCATGTAGCGCTTGCTGGATTGAGAGGTGCGAACGCCGAAGTAGACGAGGCCGCCGTTGATGCCAGGGGCGGATTTCTGCTTACGCTCCGGGTTTTGCATCTGGCTGACCAGTACGGTAATGAGGTCTTTCCACTCCGCTGGCTCCAGCTTTTCACCGTGCCAGATCACCTGATCGCTCAGGTCTTTCAAAAGTGGCCACATGAGACGATTCTGTTTGTCGGTGCGGCTTTCTTCGCGCGCCTCGATAATCAGCGGCGATCGGTGGTCTACAGGCAGAGACTGGATGAAGTTGACGACGTTACGCTTAACGTGGTCGTTGATAAGGCAGAATTGTTGCTTCACGCTTCACCTCCGCAGAGGTCAAACGCTGAATACAGAAAATCGCCGGTGGCTTTCGCCATCGGTGATAGGAATTGCTGTACGGTTTTGTGCGCCATGTGTCCCCACTTGGCGCCAGATAATCGTGTCAGTTGCTCAGGCTGACAAATTAATTATCGCCCTTCCCGGGGATAAAAGCAAAATGAGCATATACGAGAAAATCGCTATTTCTTGGCGTTCTGCTCTGCCATTTCCAGATAGCGCGGATCGGATGCGCGGGGTAACTTGATGCTCTTCTCCCGGTCGTTCCAGTGCATGTTTGGCGGTGGCAGTTGTTCCCTTTCTGACCATCGCCCTTTTACAGCAGGACGCCATTGCGATGACTTTATGCTGTAAAATCTGTGACACCCAGCCAAGGGCGGCACTTTCCATCATCCCTGTTTCTCCAGGCTCGTCCGAGCATTTTTTTGCTCGTTTGGACTATTCCTAACAACTACAGTTGGTTATTATTGGTTAACAACAATTACCAATCTGGTTACACATAATGAGCGAATCGTTGAAGGATGTTGTTTCATCAGTTAAAGATGCAATAATTACACCAGTCCAAGAGGCTTTTGTATATAGGGCAAAAAATCCATTTTTTGGAAGTTTGATTATATCCTGGGTTTACTGGAACTGGAATAAAATTGCTTACATGCTACTTTCGGATGATGATGTTTTAAAGAAAATAGAATTTATAAAAAAATCAATCCCTGACAATACCCTTATACCATTTACGTCTTTTAGCATACCCCACACACATAGCTTATGGTTTCCTTTATTTTTCTCAATATTTTTCACCCTTAGCTACCCTGTTTTCTCTTGGGTTCTTACACTAATTCATAAGGGTATTTCTTTCCGCATTGAGAAAGTAGATTCTGAAAAGGAGGTTAAGAGACTCCAGCTTCAGGGTGCTATAATTACAGAGTTTGAAAAAAATGAGGGGCTCAGAGCAGTTGAAAGATCGAAAACAGAGGAGACAAAATTCTCAACAGCAGAAAGAGCAGCAGAGTCAAAATATAACATTAAAGAATTGCAAACCCAGCATGCCACGCTAAAAACTGAAGTCGCTCAACTTGAAAAGCAGAAGCAAAGTATGGAAACGATTTTAAGCGAGCAAGAAAAGAGAAGAAAAGGAGTTGTTGAAGAAATAACCTTACTCCAAGAAAAAGTCGCACCAGAAAGGGAAAGCGTCCAGAGAATTGAGCGAATAATAAATAGAAATATAGAATTAGAAAACCTTTTAACCACAAAGGAATCTCTGATTAATAGCAAACTTGATGAAACAAATCAAAAATATGCATTTTACTTCAGCAACATGGTAATGCTTGATATGTATAAAGTTGAGTGCGAAAATTACAGAAAAATATTTAAGGAATTAGAAGAAAAAACCACTCAGATTTTTAGTTATGTTGAATCTGATGACCCTACCAGAGGTAGGAGCAATGAAGGGTATTTCATGTTAAAAAGCGATATAAAGGAACTAGTAAGCAAAGGGCTAGATCACGAGCAGAAATTTAGAAATTCTCACTAAAAGTAAGGGGCGTAAACAGTTATGACGCGCCCCTGCTGCAGCCCCGTCGTGTTGAACTGTTTCTTCATCATCGGGTAAGCATAGGTCAGCACATAAGCATCAGCGTTGTTCGGCGACCGACCCAACGTCTCTTTGATCTCTTCTTTATCCTAAAGAATTTTCCGGCTGTCCATCAGGCGCACCTTGTACTCCGGTGCGCTCAGCTGTTCAAAGCCAGGCCTGTCCAAATTTTGTTTCTGGCCTGGCCAGTGATGACATGATTACGCCACGATATGCACCCATTCGAATTGTCTGTTTCTTTGGCAAGCGCTTCATCAGTGACTGACGACGGCGTTCAAACTCAGCTTCTGAATAAACTCGCTTAACAATCTGCACAGGTTTACAGCCGATTTGCAGGAGGATATTACGAGCGAAGTCGACAGTTAAATCATGCTCGTTGTCAGTATCCGCCATCACGTTCCGCACCCGTTCGCCGAGCAGGTGATGAGCTCGTTAATTGTTGAGATGTTCATTTCCTTACTCCCGCCAGGCACTGGTTAAACAGGTTGGTCATTGGGTTTACGCCTCCAGGACGCTGGCGATACTGAACAGATGGATCGCTTTCGGTTACGGCTGTCGTGTCGATCAGGGTGTAGCGATAGCTCCTGCACTCTCCCTCACGCTTAACCTGGCCGTCACGGTGCATCTGCCACAGGGAGGAATTGACCACTGAAGAGTCAAGCCCGGTACCGCGGCGGATATCCTGAAAGCTGCAGCCAGGGTGCTGGCCGATGAAGTTAATAACGGCTTGTTTGCCAGAGTTCTTTTTCATGACCGGTTCTCCCGATAGCTGTCCCAGGTAAACGAAATCGTGCAGCCTCCGCCGTCGTTCATGCGGTCGATGACGCGCTCGCCGATAAACTGCGTCAGCTCATCCTTCGGCAGGTTGCTGATCAGGATCGTCGGTTTCAGGCGCTCGTAGCGGGTGTTGATGATTTCAAACATGATCATCTCCTCGGCTTTGCTGCCGAACTGAATGCCTACCTCGTCGATAATCAGCAGGTCCGGCTTGGTGAAGAAGCGGATCACGTCTTCCTCGGAGCGGGTCGCCGTCTTTGACCAGGTGGATTTAAACTCCCGGGCGATTTTCAGCGCGGTGGTGAACACAACCGGGCTCTGGTGTTCTGCGATAACGCTTTTCGCAATTGCATAAGCCAGGTGGTTTTTTCCCGTGCCGGGTTTGCCGCACATAACCAGGCCGCCGCCGTTCTTCCGTCGATCTGGCCAGCGGGTGGCATACGCTCGGCAGACTTTCAGCGCAAACTCCGCGTCTTCGCTCACCGGCAGGTAGTTATCCAGCGTGCAGGCTTCAAACCGGGCCGGGACCTTGAGCTCCAGCATCAGGCGTTCAACATTCGCAGTGCGAGTTCTGTCATCCGTTTTGGCCTTCTCGTTTCGCAGGAAAACGAGCTCATCTTTCAGGCATCCCGGGCAGCTTGTCGGCGCACCTGGCAGACGGACAAGGCCAGTTGATACGCGCTGGCGTTGCTCATAGTCGCCGTGCTTTTCGCAGACCACTAACTGCTTAATGACTTCGGTGTTTGGGATGTCCAGCGCTGGCTGTGACAGCTCCTGCAGCTGTTTTTCGACCAGGGTGATTCTTTCGTCCAGGTTCATTGCTGATCCCTCATCCAGTTCGGAATTTCGGTTTTGCCGTAGTCTTTGTCAGCGAACCGCTCAGTGACGCGGGACTCCTGCCGGCGCTGCGCCTTGGCAACTTTCGGCTCAAAAAGTCCCTGCCAGCCATTAGCGATGCTCTGGTTAATAATTTCGTCAGGGGAGTAACCGTTCAGCCGGCAACGGTCCAGCAGGTTGATAGCCTGGGTGACGGTCTGCTGAGACTTGATCGGCTTTTTCAGGTCGCGACGGTATGCCACCCATGACGACCAGATTTCTGCAGAAAGCCAGTCAGGCAACTGAACAGCTGACGCATCGAACGAAACCGCCCGGGGGGATTTAGGGGGGTTATTAATATTGTCTTTATTGTCTTTTGTATGTTTGTCTTTTGTGTTTACCTGATTCGGGTAATAGGCGTTACCTGATTCGGGTAAACTTTTCTTACCTGATTCGGGTAATGTTACCTTTTTCAGGTAAGGTTTCTTTTCTGTACCTTTTATGGGTAAAGATGACCATTCGCTGACCGCTTTATTAATCCCGATTACGCGACCGGTTTGGGTTAATATCCCACGCTTAACCAGAGCGCTTTTTGCAGCTGAACACTTATGCGGAAGAATGCCGGTCAGCACGGAGATCTGCTCGTTACTAACCCAGTCAGATTTCTTGTTGAAGCCGTATGTTTTGCGCATGACAGCCATGAACACCAAAAGCTGATGCTGCGACAAACCCGCATGCATGACAGCTTCAAGGAGCTCATTGGCGATGCGCGTAAACCCATCGTCGAGATCTGCCACGCGCAGCTCCTGTAGTGCCACGACAGGCACAGGGAAATTGATTACTTCGGCAGTATTTGCCATAATTACTCCTGTGAATTGATCCAGTTAATTCGCGTAGAAAGCCGTTGGTGTCCTACCACCGCGGCTTTCGCCTTTCTGTTCCCACTCATGCTTCAAAATCACCTTTCTCTCCCGGCCTGTTAGAAATCAGGATGGCCAGCAGTAGCGACATGTTCGGCAGCAGGCTTTCCCGCCAGCGACTCACCGTCGACTTATTCACTCCGGCCACTTTGGCGATATTCGTGGTTCCCAGTTCAGCTATCTGGCTGTGTAACCAGCTTTCTATCCTGCGAGCCTCCACTTTGTTGCGTGTCGTTGAACTCTCCATTTGCGATACTTCCTCTGGTGTTGTTTGGAATGGCCGCTGGTTAGGCGGCCGGTGAATGCGCACTTAGCAACTGTGCAAGGTCAGGCCGGATCTCTGCCGCCTTAATCTTGCCGTTAGTCGCAGACACGATTTTCATCACATAGCGGGCATCTATTCCGCCGCCATGCAGCCAGCGCCAAACTGTCGGCTGTGCTACGCCACACAGATCGGCCAATTTTTTCTGACTTCCAGCGATATCAATTGCCTTCTGGATGGTTTTGTTCGTCATGTTCCAATTCCTATAAGTATTGGTGCAAAGTGATAATAGCAATGCGTATTGGCTTTAGCAATAGCAAAACGTGTTTTGACCAGTAATACGCAAGCGTATAAATTTGAAATTATGAAAAAAGAAACTCTTGCAGATCGTCTAAACGAAGCCATGAATTTGGCTGGAATGTCCCAGGGGGCGCTTGCTAAGGCCTCAGGTATTGCTCAGCCGACCATTTGGCGCCTTGTAAGCGGAAACGCCAGGGGATCAACAAAAATTGTCGAGATAGCTAATGCTTTAGGCGTCAGGTCTGAATGGTTATCAACCGGCAATGGACCGATGCGCGATGATGGCCAGCTTCCTCGTGCTGCCCAGGTTAAAAGTCAGGATACTGATGCATTCAGGATTGATGTGCTGGACCTTATGGTTAGTGCCGGTCCGGGCATCGTGAACCAGGAGTTCGTGGAGATCCTCCGCTCCGTAGAATATGCACCGGCGGAAGCGCGCCACATGTTCGATGGACGCAAGGCTGAGAGCATCCGTATCATTAACGTCCGCGGAGACAGCATGTCTGGGACGATCGAGCCTGGCGATCTGCTGTTCGTGGACATCAGCGTTAAGAGCTTTGACGGCGACGGGATATATGCGTTCCTGTACGACGACACTGCTCACGTGAAGCGCCTTCAGAAGATGAAGGACAAGCTGCTGGTTATCTCAGACAACAAGAGCTATGCAGCATGGGACCCGATCGAGAAAGACGAGATGAATCGGGTGTTCGTGTTCGGCAAGGTGATAGGCAGCATGCCGCAGACGTACAGGAAGCATGGGTAAAGCCTTAGCACGCAGAGGAAGCATGTCTGATCTGATTATCCCAATACTCATTACTTTGCTGATTATCGGACTAGTTGGGATAGCGCTCAGGTTGGAGAAGGTATTCTTCAAGCGAAGGGAGGAGCGGAATGACTTTGAATAAATCAGTGCAGAAGGTTGATTTGATGTATTGAGGGAATGAATCATCTCCAACGCAATGATTATTAATATCTTTTTGTAAGTCTATGATGACCGGATAATTTTCTGGTCGCTTTTTTCATTACACACGGTAAACTTAGGATTAAATTATGAAGTCGGAACTGGCGGAAGTTGCGAACGATATGGTAGATACAAATAAGAAATATTTGATCTGGAACAATAAAGGCGGCGTTGGGAAAACGTTTTTGACCTATAATCTTGCTGTCGAGTATGCAATAGCGCATTCGGATGAAGATGTAGTCGTTATAGATGCCTGCCCTCAATCAAATGTTTCTGAGATTATTTTGGGCGGCAATGGAGTTGGAGAAGAAAATCTTAACAACCTCCGTGATAGAAATACTACTATAGCTGGTTACATTAAAGAGCGCTTTAGCAACTCTCCACTTGCACGCCTGGGGAATGAGTCTTCATATTTTGTTAAGGCTCATTCTGTAAATCCAAAAATGCCAAACAATCTTTATCTTTTACCAGGTGACGTAGACTTAGATATTTGTTCAAGGCTTATTGCGCATATTGGATCCTCACCGGTTAAAGAAGCTTGGAAAAAAAGTCGATCACTTTTGATAGACCTCATCGCTTCATTTGAGGCAGATAAAACTATTTCCGAGAGGCCTAAAACGTTTTTTATTGACTGCAACCCTAGTTTTGCAAGCTACACAGAACTTGGAGTTGTCGCATCAAATCGAGTAATTATTCCATGTACAGCCGATGCTGCCTCAATTCGTGGTATCAAAAACTTAGTTAAATTGATTTATGGAGTTTCTATTGATAGCACTGAACAAGACGAAATGTTCCTTGATTTCAACAAGGAAGCAAAACAAAGTAAAATAGAATTCCCCAAGCTACATCTATTCGTCCAAAACCGATCTCGAACCAACGAAAGCGACGCTGCAAAAGCATTCAAGTCGCACGCTGAAGAAATAAAAAGAATCACATCTGAATTATTAAAAACACACCCTCATTTATTTACTGATGAAAGCATTGATGATCGCGTTAAGCACGTTAAAGATGGCAACACTCTTGCCGCAATCATTAATCATGAAGGCTGCCCATTAAGCAATCTTCAACACAAAAGTTACACTATTTATGGTATGGCAACACAAGCAAATAAAGCTCAAATTGATGCTTTAGAAGCTGATGTAAATGGTGTTGTCTCCTGTATCTGATTAGTTAACTTGATATTGTAACCAACAATCATTATCTATTTACAATCCACAACCCGGCCCCCGCGCCGGGTTTTTACTGCCCTACTCTTCCCGCGGCATCAACACATCCAGTGCCAGCTCTACCGCCAGATCTACCTGCTCACCCTGCCACAACACCTGAATCATCTCTATCAGCGCCTCTCTTGAGGGCTCGCGCTTCTCAACCAGCAGCTGCATAACCGCTATCCCGATGACCTGCGCTATCTGCTGATGCATCTCTGTGAAAAACTCATCCTCATTTGACATGCCGCCACCCTTGCTGATGTTTTTTTGAGCACAACAGCACAATAGCAAAAAATAAATTCATTTAGCTATCAATGGTTTAATAGCCATTGCTATCAATTAATATCAATACGTATTGCTATGGTTAATACTCATTGCTATTATCATCTCATCCAAACAACACCGGCAACGCCGGGTAATCGTAACAACGCTCAGCTGGCCGGCTTTAAGGCAAAGGTGAAGAGATGATCCGCAAAGAAGACAAGCCTGCATGGCGTAATTTTTGGTTAAAGGTCGTTCCGTTTTTGGTTGCTGTTATCGCAGTTAGCTATCCGTGCTGGGGTGGCAAATGAGCAAACAAGGCATTCGTTCACTGATTTACTGCCTGCTGATCTGCGGCGTTATCTGGACAGCGTTGATTATCAAAATTCTGCACGTTACGGGGGTGTTCAATGGCTAACTCAATTCCTAACAACGGACGCGCCGTGATGATGCGCAATCGCCGCACCGGAGCCGCCTGGCTGGTCAGCTTCGACTATCGCGACGGCAGCTACTGGCATGAGCCGCAGGGCAATCTGCGCCACATCCGCCGGCCATACGCATCACGCAATATCGAGCCGAACCTGGTTCCAGCCGGGACGCATTAACCACGCATATCAGCGCACGAATTTAACTGAGCTATCAGGCAGCCATTACGGTGCCGGGATTCTTACAACCAAATTTCAGGAGCGAGCTATGAACGCATACCGCGCATATGACGCTATCGAAGAACGGAAATGGGCTGAACAGTCGCTCACCGAAGAGAAGCAAAAGTGGATTGACGATCGGGCGCAGGAAATTATCGACTCGCTGCCGAAAGAGCCGTCAGGGCTGTTCCGCTTCTCTGTGCCGATGGACAAAAGCCCATATGAAGGCCTCCGCAGCGATGCAGCTGGCGAGGCATATAACGATCTCATCTCGGCAGTAGCTTACGCCCAGGCGGAATACGACTGGGATCACCGCACCGGCTGCCCGTTTTAACTTTGGGGAATAGCAATGGCTAACGAACTTGTGATTACAGCCAGCTCTCTTGCTGAGCGAGGCATTGACAGCGCTACCTGGAGCGCCCTCAAAAACAGTATTTACCCTGGCGCCAAAGACGAATCGGTAATGATGGCGCTGGACTACTGCCGGGCCAGAAACCTAGATCCGCTTCTGAAGCCCGTTCATCTGGTGCCAATGAGCGTTAAGGACTCGAAGTCGGGTAAAAGCGAGTGGCGCGATGTGGTTATGCCAGGCATCGGGCTTTATCGGATTCAGGCCGATCGCTCCGGTGATTACGCTGGCGCAAAAGAACCAGAGTTCGGCCCGGACGTCACTCTGACGCTTACCGGTATTGAAGTGACCGTACCTCAATGGTGCAAGTACACGGTCAGCAAGCGCATGCCAAGCGGGGAAATCGTCGAATTCAGCGCGAAAGAATACTGGGTTGAGAACTATGCCACCGCCGGCCGCGACACTACCGCGCCAAACGCAATGTGGAAAAAGCGCCCTTACGGCCAGCTGGCGAAGTGTGCCGAGGCCCAGGCTCTGCGTAAGGCGTGGCCTGAAATTGGCCAGCAGCCCACTGCCGAAGAGATGGAAGGTAAAACGCTGGAAGTGGATATGCGTGACGTTACGCCGCGCAACACGACAGAGGCTCTCCCCCTGGTGGCCAGTGGGGAAACGTTGCAGGCAATTACTGACCTCCTGACGTCCCTGAATAAGGACTGGGAGCAGGACTTCCTGCCTCTGTGCAGCAACATCTTCAAGCGTGACATTTTCCAGGCATCACAGCTCACCGAAGAAGAAGCGCAGAAAGGCTTTAGCTTCCTCCAGAAAAAAGCGCAGGTGGCAGCATGACCGGAAAAACTGTTGAAGTGACCTGCAAGTGCTGCCCGGACAAATTCCTTGCCCGAGTTGCTGACAGAAAAAGAGGCTGGGCGCAGTTTTGCAGTAAGTCATGCGCAGCTTATTGGAAGCAATATGGCCGTCGTAGAGGCCATCAATCATTAGAGATGCGTCAGGCGGCCATTGACAGAAATTCTATTGAGCGACTTCAGCGCGATAAACATGGGCGCGATTCATCTAGCGGTTTTGTTTATGTAGGTGGATTTGGGCCATGGGATGACCATAAGGACTGCTGACATGACACCAGAAATTATCCTCGATCGAACTGGCATTGACGTTACCCGCGTTGAACAGGGAGATGAATCCTGGCACCGCTTACGCCTGGGCGTGATCACCGCCTCGGAAGTCCATAACGTCATTTCGAAGCCGAGATCAGGCACCAAGTGGACTGACATGAAAATGTCTTATTTCCACACGCTGCTCGCAGAGGTTTGCACCGGCGCGGCGCCGGAAGTTAACGCCAAGGCGCTGGCCTGGGGGAAACAGTATGAGGCCGACGCTCGCACTCTTTTTGAGTTCACCACCGACGTGAAGGTAACGGAGTCACCGATCCTTTTCCGTGACGAAGGTATGCGCACCGCCTGCTCACCAGACGGCCTGTGCAGTGATGGCCGCGGCCTTGAGCTGAAGTGCCCTTTCACCTCTCGCGACTTCATGAAATTCAGGCTTGGCGGCTTCGAGGCTATCAAATCCGCCTACATGGCCCAGGTGCAATTCAGCATGTGGGTAACCGGTAAGGATGCCTGGTACTTCGCGAATTATGACCCTCGCATGAAGCGAGAAGGCATTCACCACGTGGTTGTTGAGCGCGACGACAAATACATGTCCGACTTCAACGAAATGGTGCCGGAGTTCATCAGCAAGATGGATGAATCGCTGGCTGAGATCGGGTTCATCTTCGGGGAGCAGTGGAAATGAAACGCACTCCATTTTACCGCAGGCCC